ATAGCCTCAGTAGGTAATACTGTACGCGCTGCTCCAGTGATAGGAGATAAAGCAGCACCAGCAAGTCCTGCCATCATGTTCAAACCACCGTACATAGGGTCTGTAGGAGTTCTGGGGTTGAAGCCTTCTCCTGCTCCTTTACGTATCTTAGCTACGGAACTGCTAAAGTCCTCTGCAATGTTTCCAAGAGGAGCAGTTATAGGACTAGCCATAGCTTTTCCAATGAGTCTTCCGGCCCCTCTTTCTTTTATCCTAGAAGCTGCTTTCATTTCCCTACGAAGTTTTTGAATATCACTCATCTTCTTTAACTTCCTCTCGTGTCTGGTCAATGAGGTCTACAAGCAGTGCTCTGTCCATCTCAAACTGCTTAAGCAAATAAGCTTCGTCTATGTTTCTTATCGCTTTGTCCATGCCTGACAAAAGTTCTGCATAAGCTTTAAGTCGTCTCTTAGGTTTCATCGCAAGGTACGTACCATAGATACCTAGTCCCGCAGCAGCAGTACCTAGAGCAGCCGCAGATCCACCTAAAGCAGCCACACCAGCAGAAGTAGTGGCGGTCAATGCAAGAGGCGTCGAAGGTAAATCAGCTACGTCTTTAACTCTGTCGAAACCCCTAGCCAACATGTTACCTAATTCTTTTGCGCGTTTGTTAGACATGGCGTCTAAAGCTAAAAAAGCGTTGTGCTGTCGGTCCAAAAGACTGTGTAGTTTTTCACCTCTGGTGTTTGTCTTAAGCGTGTTGTTAAGGACGTTACGAATAGCTTTAGCGGCTAATGCTCTACCGGAAGCAGACTCTGCGTCAAGTACAGTAGAAGAAGCTCTTCGTAACGCTGAGTCAAACTCACGTCGCGCCTTAAGTACGCCGTTAAGGTCTGTACCGTGTTTCTGCACCATTTCCAAAGCAATCTGCCCTAGTTCAGCGGCAATCTTTTGTGCGTCCCCTGTAGCCAGACGAAACACAGGGTCTTGTTTAAACTCAACTATCGCCCCAAGTAGGTCCTCTGTCAACACGTCAGTGTCAATAGCTTTGTTTTGAGCTACAATCATGTTGTCTACGGCTTGTGCAGAGGACGCAATGTCTTTCTGTACGACGCGGTAGTTGTACGTATAGGAACGCTTAGGGTTTATCTCTTTTATGTCAGCCAATGTTTCAATGACGTTTTGATCTCTAGCATTGGGTTGCCACTCTCGTCTACGAAGCGGACCTACTTCTTCTGCTACAGCGTCTCCGGGTAACATCTCTGGTTCAACTAATTTAGTCGTGCCTTTGACTCTGTCTGCTCTAATCGCCTCACGAGATGCCTTTTGTGCGCCTTGGACAAGACTTTCAGGCAAACCAATGTCAGGCATATCAGGACGCGGGCTAAACACCGCTTGCACATCAATAGCAGTTTCAAACTTTTCAGCGTTTGCTGGGTTTTTAGACGCCCAGTCCTTATAAAACTCATAGCCCTTAGATGCAGCACTAGCGGCTGTTTGAAACGCCTCAGTATTTTGAACCTGAGCAAACAAATCTTGTGCACCTTCTTTAACTGACTGCGGTAATAAACCACCTATATAACTACTAAGCACGGCACCACCTGCTCTAGCAGCTTGAGATACAGCAACACCAGCTACTTTAGGTATGTCTGTTGGGTCTAATTCTTCACCTACAATTCTACCGGCTCTGCGTTGAAACTCAGGCCCAAACTGTTCTGCTTCACGCCCTAGTGTTTCTCTAGCGGCCCTTTCAGGAGCAAACGCTTGTTGTGGCTCCTGTGGTTGTTGTAAAGAACCATAAAGCTCTGCGGCTGCTCTAGCCAGCTCTTCAGCAGACTGACGATCGTTAGCAGCCAACGCAGCGTCAATAGCAGTCTTATACTGTTGTTGAGTGTATTGCATAAATACCTCTTATTGTAAGTAACTCTGTGCTTGCGGAGACAGTCCAGAAGCAGTAGGACCCGAATCTACGAAGATGTCGCCATAAAATGCTAAAGCACCTTTATTATTTTCTCCTAGTTCTTTTTCTATGTCAGACCTAGTTGTGTTGTAGTTACTAATGGTACGTTGTGCGTTTTGCTTTATTACTCCTAAAAGCCTTTTGAGTGACGTTGCGTCAACAGTAATGTTACCTGCTACTACTTGCTTTGCGTACTCACGGTCAGCATCTGATAAGCCCGTACCAGCACCTAAGTTAGTTATGTATTGCGCTACGCGTCTACCTGACTCTGCAATATAAGTCTCTGTATCAGTAATAGTAGAAGGATCAACAACGTCAACACCAAAGGCACGAGTATATCTAGAGATATTTAACTTAAGTTCTGCACCAGCACCTGTAAACATGTTGTCAATTGTTGGGAGTGTACGGTTAACTGACCCAAGAGCGTCCGCAGCAAGTCTAGCATTTTCATGTGCTTCAGCAAAGTTTTTAGCACCTATTTTAGATAACTCGTCTGCCATCCCTGTAGCAACATTTTCTACACGTTGTACTTGAGGTGGCGCTTCTTCTAAATTTAATTGGCTTGCCTCTACCCACATTAATTGATCTTGGTCCCACACACGTCCACGTTCGTTGACACGAAAGAACTGAACTTTGTTGTCTTTTTGGTAAGGCTTTAAATCGCCTTTTTCACCTGAAATGTAATCATTAAAGATGCTGTCACTAACAGTAGCTAACTTAAGCTCGTCAAACAAGTCGGGAGGTATTCCAGCAGCGTTTGCCATACGTTTACGTACTAAGGGAGTTTGGGTGGGTATTTTAGAAAGCTCTGTTTTACGGATTTCTTTAGCAATCTCTCTAAGTTCTTCTTGGTCTGTTACGCCTTCAACACGTTGGGCTAGATCGGTCATACCTAAAGTAGTAGCAGCAGAAGCAAGACTTGTCTTACGCGCTCCAAAGGCTGTTTGCGCTGTAATTTGTGATTGCAGCTGACGCGCCGCTTCTTCGTACCTCACAGCATTTTCAATGTCACCCTGCTGGCGGTAAAACTGGGCTAACTGAAGAAGTCCTTGAGGCGAGTTAGTGTCAATAGATGCTACTTGTTGACGCATCTGTTTAGCTTGTTCCATTTGTTGTAACTGGCCCGGAAGTTGTGCTGCTTGTTTAGCAGTAGTAAACAACCCCTGTGCCATTGCAGGGTTAGCCATTTGTCTTAAAAATTCTTGTGAAAACTTAGCCATGATTTAGTCCTTTGTGAACAAACTGCCCAGTGTTGATATTAAGTCAGAAGTTCCTGTCGATCTTGGAGTCAACGCTCCTTGCAAAAGACCAGCACCTGTTTGACCTAGTAAATTAGCCCTAGCCTGTTCTGCAACCAACTGAGCTTCAAGACCTGACATAGTAGCCTCACCAAACAAACCAGCACCCTGTAGCTGTGCCTGTTGTTGTAACGCTGCCAGCTGCTGTGCGGGTTGAGTAGCTGCCATGAGTTGTTGCTGTGGTAAGTAACCAGCGCCAAGGAACTGTTGCCCAAGAGCCGCTTGCTGCATTTGTTCTGCTTGTGCTTGTTGCATAGCGCCTAACATAGCCGTATTACGGGCTTCTTCCTGTGCTGTAGCCATAGCCAGCATTTCAGGAGTAGCGCCACCATAAGCAGCAGAGCTAACACCAAGCCTACCTTGTCCTGCTAGACGCTCTTCTAGAGCAAGACGCTGACGTTCTTCTTCAGGCCGTTGCGCTCTACGCATACGCTCAAAGATAGCTTGCTCTCTAGGCTCTCTAGTCTGCATAGCTTGACCAAAGAAACCACCGGCACCCCCTAAGAGTTGATTCTGCAATGCAGCTTCTTCAGGAGACAAACCCATAGTGGTTGCAATACCACCTTCAGGAGTAACTCTAGTACCCATGTCAGCACCAGTAGCAGTAGTCACAGTAAACGGTCTAAACTGTGTCTGCTCCATTTGAGCAGTAGCAAGGTCTTCAGCTCCTGTTCTAGCCTGTTGTCCTATGTCACTAAGACGACCATAGGCTTCGCCTGTTAACAGACCACCTACAACGCCCGGAAGCAAAACGCTTGGTTGAGACAAGAATGACCCAAGGCTTCCTAGCATGTCGATAAAACCACTGCCCCCGCCGCTGCTTCCTATGCCAGCGCTAAGAACATCAGAGCCATAACCAATGTTATACTCGTCTTGAGTATCATTAATCATATCATCTATGCTTTCTGATGAATATCCGTTAGACATGTCTTACTCCCTTAAAGTAGCTTTCCTATCAAAGCCATTACGTTAATTTCTTGTAGTGACAAAGCAAAGCCATCTATTTCTGACTCTAGTCCTACCTGCACACTTGTGCCGTACCCTGTTGTATTTAGACTACGTTGGTTCGTCAATTGACCAGCCGTAAATTCTACTGTTGTGTACTCACTTACACCGTAAAAACCTGTAATCTGAGTACCTATTGTAAACTCTGCTGTTGCATACGTTGTATCAAAGTCATACGCCCACTTCATAAATACTGTTGCGTCGTTTGCACCAACCAATGTAGGCTTAAGCTTTTTAAGAATCTTGACTCTTGAGCTGTCACCGAAGGTTAGGCTTGGGCTATAGTATTTAAACCTGTAACCAGTACCGTTGTCGCTATAGCCTGTGTATGTACTAATACCGTTAGCAGTGCCTATGTACAACGTGCCGTCAGTTAACCGTGTAAACGCCGTGAAGCCGGTAGAAGGCCAACGAGTAACACGATACGACCCGTTCTCTAACGTACCCCTTACGTCAAAACAATACGTTACATCTTGACTTGTAAACGTAAGCAGATAAAAACCTTCTTCTGGACTATAGACAGACCTAAAAAACTCAGTCTCGTTTTGTAGTGCCGCAATGATGTCTTTGCTAATGTTGCCAGATAAACTACTAATAGGCATTGACTTTTCTTGTATGGTTCTACCAAAGCTCTTAAGACCGGTGTGTGACAAGAACAATAAGTCAGTACCTGTATACTGCACAGTGTCTCTGTTGACACAACCAATACCTGCTACAGTGTCTGCTAACGTCATAGAAGCAGGAGAAGTAGCACCGTCGTAAACAATAATACTGTGCTTACCAAAGATAATTAAGGCGTTGTTGTGAGCTGCTAAAGCTACAATCTCATCATAACCATCAGGCCATACTTTAGATATGTCTATGTTACCGCTAGAGCCGCCTGTCCAGTGTATACCGTTTAATAAATCAGACCAGTATATTGTAGACTTGTTAGCAGTAAAGTCTGCTGTCCAGAGCCTACCATATGCCGCTAGGACTTCGTTACCGTATATAGCACTAGTAACACCAGTGGCGTGTGTATGGTCGCTCATGGCTTCTACTGCGCCTGAGGTGTTATCATACACCAGAGGTTCAAACCCACGCTGGAACATGTAGATACGGTCGTTAAAGTCTACAAGCTTCCAGTTGTCTGCGTTAATACTGTACCCAGCAGGAGTTTCGTCCACTAACGTAGCTGTACCACTAATAATCTTGTTGTTACCAACAGAGAAAACTTTAGTGTTACCAGCGTCATCCCTAAACTCTTTAATAGCACGTAATGCATCAGTACCAAGCACAGTCTTGTTTGTAGTTACGACAGTGTGGCCCTTACGTGCAGCAATACGACCACGTTTGTCAATCACAGCGTTGTCTGCAATTTCTGCAAACGACGGGTCTTGAGCTAGTGGCGAGTCTTCGGTGTTAACACCTTTGAATGCCGGAGCTACAAGATTAATACTTTTAAGTTCTTGAGCCATATCAGATAGTCCTAAAGATCATCTCTTCTGGGTGTTTAGCTGCGTCGATAGCAATAGCGTCAGACAAGAATTTATCAGCAATAGCAAAGTACTCAGCAGTAGAAGTGCCCCCTGTTTCTCCACGCTCTCGTGCAAGCAGTGCCACTGCAAGGTGTACTACAGGCATTGACGGTACAAGAAGAGTGTCTGTGTTAGTGCTTAAGTCTGCTTGTCTTTTAATAACATTAAATCTTAAGCTATACACACCGTCTGGTTTAGGACTAACAAGGACTTCAGTGTCTCCGTTAGCGTCCAGCCCGTTGTACGTATAGTATAAAGGCGCGCCTTCTGAGGCATTAAGTAAATAGATTTGCTCATTAAACCAGTCTTTAGTCTGGTAGTCCATAAAACAGTTCTTAGTGTCATTAAGAACAGACATGACTTTTACATTGTCGCTACTGCCAGTCAGTGAGTAACTATTATCTGATGCAGCGGTAGTTACTACAATAGTGTTACGCAAGGCAGACCAATCAGTTGATTCTTCTACTAGCTTTTTTGCATCGTTTATAAAGTCCCCTACCATTTTAACATAAGTAGTACCAGTGACTGACGTGGTTTCTTCTTCACGTAAGCGACGCAATACATTGTTCATTAAATTAAGATACGTCATGCCAACATTCCTCGTCTACGGGTACGCATTAATAGTTGCTGTGCTTCTTCGTTGTAGTCTACTGCTGGTGTTTTAATAGCAAGCTGTGGTGCTTCTCTAGGACGGTACGTAATGCCTTTCATAAACTCTTCGTAAGGCCTTCTAGCAACACCGCCGCCACCACCGCCTCCAAACATACCGCCAGCAGCTAAAGCAGTTAGGATGTTTCCGGCTTGTATTTGCTCTTGTAATTCTTCTTGGCCTTCACCATATATTTGTTCAAACTCTTCTTGTCGTGTTAGTATTTCTTCACGTTGTTGTTCACCAAGTCCTAACCGAACATCCGTACTTTGTGCATACTGTGCAAACGCTTGGGCTTGGCTAATTTGACCCTGTTGAAGTGCTTCAATATTTACATCAGTTCCTTCAAACAGTTCCTCAACATTTTCATTCTGAGCCTGAAACTGAGCAAACATATCAGAGCTTAGTTGAGTAATGTCTGCGTTAGCAACAATAAGAGCTTGCTGTAGATTTTGTCGTTGTTGCGCTGCCTCAGAAAAACCAAAGCCAGTAAATTGCTGTAAGTCACTAATGTCTTGACTTAAGTTTTGCTGTACTGTATTTAAATTAAGACCAAGAGATGTTAGTTGATTTTCTAAGGCTCCTGTTTGTGAAGACATTTCTTGTAGTAGTGCTGCATCACCGCCTGTAATTTCTGCTAACAATCTAGCTTCGGCTTCATTTAATTCTACGGCTTGTCCTTGAGACTGAAGTTGTAACGCATTGTATAAGCCTTGCTCAATTCTTACTCTGTCTTGTTGCGCTTGAGAAAGACCTGTTGTTATTTGCTCTCCTAAACTAGAACGTACATCATCCATGTTAAGACCAAGAGAAGTAAGCTGTTGCTGTAATCCTCCTGTTTGAGTAGATAACTCCTGTAGTATTGCTGCATCACCACCGGTTATTTCTGATAACAACCTAGCTTCAGCTTCGGTTAATGCAGCAATCTGTCCTTCTGCCTGTAAGTCAAGCTTGTCATTAAGGCTCTGCTCAATTCTAATACGGTCTTGTTCAGCTTGTGTGAGTTGTTGTCCTACAGTCTGCTCAAACTCATCAAATCTTCCTGCTACATCTTGCTGCAAAGATATAATATCAGTGCCAAGCATTTCTAGTTCAGCACTAAGACCACCTTCTACAGATGCTAGTGACTGTATAAACGATGCCTCAAGACCAGTAATACTAGCTAAAAATTCTGCTTCTTGATCACTAAACTGTGTAGCAAGACCGTTAACAGCGTCATCAAATCTGTCGTTAAGATCATCAAAGCCAGCTTGTACGTCAGTAGAAGTAGCAAACCCAAAGCTGTCTACAATACCTCTAACGTCGTCACTAGACAAGCCGGGTGGGAAATCTATATTAGCTATTGCTTCGTTGACTACACCACTTACGTCGTCTAAAGATATACCCGCAGGTAAACCGCTAACAGCTTCTTGTATTAACTGCCTTACTTCTTCAGTAGTAGCGCCTTCAGGTATAACAATATTAGAAACAGCGTTGGTTACAATCTGTTCTACTTGTTCTGGCGTAGCGTACCCTGCCTCTCCTAAGGCAAGTAACATACGATCTTCTGTAACAAGGTTAGAGTTAGCTAAAGCAGTAGTAATGTCGTCTGGAGTAGCGTAACCTGCTTCAGCCAGTGCTTGTATTACTTGCTCTGGTGTAGCAAACCCAGCACCTTCAATAGCCTGTTGTACTTGTTCAGGAGTAGCAACACCCTGTAAAGCTTCTGTTAACTGTTCCTGTGTCAGATAACCAGCATTAGACAACTCTTCACGTATACGGTCAAAGTTCTGTTGTGACAGTGTAACGCCATTAATTTCAAAGTACTCTGCAATGTCAGCCATTGTAGGCATTGCGTCAAAGTCAGGCAGAGTCTCAACAAAGTTGTTGATAATAGTGTTTATCTGGTCTTGCTGCCCTGTAAACTCTGTATCAAGTTGTTCTAAGAAGTCAGCAAATAGTCCTTCTACTACAGAGGTAACGTCAGGATCTGGATCTGGATCTGGATCTGGCTGTGGTTCTGGGTCAGGGTCAGGTTCTGGCTGATCTACAGGAGGTTCAGGTTCTGGTTCAGGCTGATCTATAGGTGGTTCAGGCTCTGGCTCAGGTACGGTTACTGGCGGCTCAGGTTCAGTTGGCGGCTCTCCTCTATCAGGGTCTGAAACCTGTGTAGGAATCTCAAAGTAGTCGTCTAGTAAAAAACCATACTTTGACTCATCGTCCATCTCTTTCCAATCACCGGGAATTATACCGCCTTCTTCTTCATAGCGGGTTCTTAAGTCCTCAAGAGAGTACTGATAGATATCTTCTTCTAGTGCATGAAACGAAAGGTCATCTATTAATGACTGATACGTACCAGAGCCTATGGTTTCTAAACCAGTATTGTCTAGTTGCTCTCTGGTGTACTGACCGTTTAATTCAAAGTCAAGGTCTTCACTCTCAGCTAACTGGAAGTACTCATCACCTTCACTGCTTACAAAGTAGTTGTTACCCCTGTTGGTAAACATAAGGGTTGGGTCAGTTTCTATCTCTTCGTTTATAGGAGGAAACTGGTCTTCAGGAGTGCTGAAGTTTTGTGTAAGTACACCACGTACTGCACCATAAACACGAGGGTCAGTAATAAGAGGAGGCAACCAACTAGGAATAGACGGAAATGTTGCACCAATAATCCCACCAAGGACACTACCCGCTTTTGTAGGATCTGTAATTGTTCCCAATACTCCAGCAACAATTTTTCCAACTTTTTCTTGTAAGACTCCTGCAGCAGAAGAACCAGCATCAACAATAATCCCACCAAGTTCATTTAAAACTTGACCAAAGTCGCCTTCTTCTAGTGCTTCTGAAAGACCAGAGTCTCTTACTATCTCTTCTAATTTGTTTACTGCTTCTCCTACTGTTGGCAAAAAGATAACACCAGCAGAAGGCATCCAGTCAGGAAGAGATATGCCGGGAATGTAAGGAACCATAGCATCTAAAATACCGGGTTGGTATTCGTCGTAAAGAATAGGATTTCCGTTTGCGTCTAATACTAGATTACCGTCCGTATCTCTTTGGGCTACTTGTACGGTTTCTCCAAAGATTCTACCACCTGTCTTTAAAATGTCTTCTGTTGTTACAGATACACCAGCGCCACCTGTGATTACAAGTGTTTCATCTCTTCCGGGAGGTGTTGCTGTAGAAATAGGACCGCCAGCAAACTGCATAGCCCCTTGTTCAAGAACCATAAGAGTTAATGGATCAGGAGTTCCTATTTCTTCTAAAGATTCAATATCCCCCGAAGATAAAACATCTGCTATTTCTTGTGCATTAGTAACAGATTCTTGATATATAACAGGAAGCTCTTCTAAAAGATAACTACGAAGTCTAGAGTTATCTCCTAAAATTTCTGGAGGAATATCATTAGCACGACCAAGGATGCTGTCCAAAATCATCTGGAAAACATCTTCGTCAATATTAACTTCTGGTACTGGTCCTCTGGGATCTTCTTCGGTTTCGTCAGACCTTAAAAAATTATCCCTAATAAATTTTTGAAACTCCTCTTCTTGTAAAGTATTGTTTACAAATGATTCAAACTCTCTATCGCTTCTGTCTGCAAAATCATCTACTATTTCTGCAAATTCAGGTTGTTCAAAAGGATCATCACCAAAAGAAGAAGTAGTAGTCCGTGCATTAGGATCAAACGGATCAGTTTCTCCGGGCAATCCTTTAGTAGGGTAGCTAGATCCGCTAGTAAGCATTCCTTTTGTAGGTCGTAACGCCATATTACTTCTTCCAGTTAGCTAAACCACGTAGCCCAAATGAAGCTGCAACAGCAGCACCCAAGAAACCTTTGTACCACTCAGGCATAGAATCTAATGCTTCAAAGCCGGACATTACTACAGGAACCATGCTAGGAAAGAACGCAAGAATACAAGGCACTGAAAACAAAATTGTAAACCACTCGTCTTTCCATGAGTTAGCCGCATTGTTTGCATGTATGTTTTCCCAGTTAGCGTCCTGCTGTATAGCTACCATCTTACGCTCATGGACAGCCTTCTTCTCTTCTGACTTGCGCTGAAGATGCCCACCAACAAGGTTAACAATAGGTCCAATAAGCTGTTGTATCATTCTGTATCCTGATCCCAAAGAGCTTCGATAGTTCCAATACGAATTGTTAACTCGTGAACCTCTTCTTCTATCTGACGTAAACCAACAACATCAATCTGAATACTTTCAATCATCATGTCTTGTCGAGCGTCGTCAGGTAAAGACCCAAGCTCTCCACGAGGCCATAGAATACGAAACTCAGTGTTACGCTCTATTTCCAGTTGTGACTTGTCAAAAGAATGCTCAATAGTATTAAGACGCTCTTGAATACCGAAGTAAGCCATAGTGGCAATAGACGTAGCCGCAACCATAGCAATCAAGTTACGAATAGGTATTGTCACATTTGTTGACTCATTGATATCCATAGCTACCTAGCAAACTCTAAGATAGCAACAGCAACAACTATGATTACAGAGATAGACGCAAACCCACCCTGCATC